CACAACAGCAATAACTTTCTCAGCAGTGAATGGGCGATCGCGCACCATATCCTCCAACTGCAGAGACTTCGCCACAAAACGCATAAGAGATTTTTTGTCACTAAGCAGAAGATCTTTTTTATACCCAACTTTCAACAAAGAACATGTAGATTTGTTAGGCAAAAAATAAGCCGATTTAAAATCTCTTGTTTGCTTCCAATAAGCGTAGACATTCATAACACTCATAGACCGAGTAGCCATTTCACAATCAGTTTCGAAACGCAGAGCAATATGACGATGATCCATAATAGGTATAGAATAATGCATGTGAAATAACATGATTGTCGGACCATCACCCAAGAGCATTGTTTGAGTCTGGTCAGGAATATCCTGAGAAAGCAGCGACAGGCCGGTATCAACCAACGACACTTTCACCGAACCCGGGTAACCAGAAGGTACAGTTGGTACTATCTGAATAACCACGTTTGAAAAACTCATATTAAAATCCAAACCTTCGCCCGATTTCATATTCCAACTACGAATTGAGTCACGCATACGTTGCAAAACCTTGTCTGTGATCAACGGACGTTGCACAACTCTACTCTCCACATTAAAGCTCCTAGAACGGTTAACAACCAACGATTCCTGATCGCCATCAGCCGTTTCGTAATCAGCTGTAAGCCTCTCCATCAGCGATTCCACGGACATAGCACTCAAATCACCCACCCTATCACTATAGAAGGAAGTGAACAGAGCCATAACCGACAGAAAAACTCAGCTTTCAACAAAAGAAATGAAGAAGAACCAAAGAGACGAGAAAGAAAACAAGAGAAAAATAACAAGAAACAAACAGCAAACAACCCAACGAAAGAAGGGTGTTTAAAACAAACAAATTATCAAAAAGAAAATCTCAAAAACCACAAATCTCAAAAAACAGCAGAGAAACAACAAAAGAAATCACCACTCGTAATTACTCTTCACGTCAACACTCTGCAATTTACCTTCATAACCAAACAAAGAAGCAAACAAACCAAAATCAAAAATATATTTCTTCAAGGCACACAAAGCCGCCATACCATCGTAAGGCACTTTATAACGTTCAATCATGGCCACATTAAGCGCCTCCAAAATCCTATAATCTCGATAGCAGCCATAATTGTCATTGAGAGACGTAAAAATTTCACTCAAAACAACCCCATCCTTAATGTCATTTCTCCCCAATTTAGTTATCAACTTAATAGGATCAGGTGCGAATTTATATCTCTCTCCAATCTTCAAAAGGAATTTACCGCAAAACATGTTATGTTCATATCTAAACAATTTGCAGTCAAAATTCCACAGAGACGCCAAGCGACGACAAGGATCGGTTACTTCGACAGATTTTGGAAAAAAGATCAGAGAATCATCACCACCAAAAATCATAAAAGAAGCTTTCTCCAAAGGCATAGTCTCCAACAAAGCCAACGCCGCCGACCACGTATTAGAACCGTAAGTATCACAATTACCTGATTTTTGCTGATACAGAAGGTAAGCAGTGATACCATTCATTCTATCCCTCACAGTCGTCTGACATTGCGATTTTTCCCAAAAGAACTCCATCAGCTCGTCCAATCCAAAAAGTTTATAAAGAGCTATCACAGCCCGAATATGCAATGAAGTCTTTGACTTATCAAATTTTGAAAAATCAATTTCATAACTATTGAAATCTTCCTTCACATCCAAAAACTCAATTGAATTGTTTAACTCAACGGCCGTCATGCGAGTGTTATAGATTACATTAGGTCTCAAAGCCATACGCAACCTTTCGTTGATTTCTTTCATAACAGGGCCAAAGAGAGCGTTCACAATTTTATCTGGGTAAACCACGGTCTGCAGAGCCGCATACTCTGACTGAGGAGAACAATCCATTTTAGGTTTAACGTCCGTTTTTATCATGAAATTGTAAGTGCACAGATCAATTTCATGCAAAATACGCACGTCACTCACCATTTGCTGCTGTGCTGTGAAACTCTGCTTACTCCACCAGCGCTGCGCACCCTCCATAGTGGCCAAGGAAGAGTTATCTATAAGATCTTCATTAAGAAACACAGTCCTCGCCTTGGCTACCACATTCTCAATCAATTCAAACTCGTTCACAGCTTCTTGAAGCTTAGGCGCGGCCATATTACGTTTCTTCAAAGCCAACAAACCCTCAACCAAACCGCCCTGCCGCCTTTCAGGCATTGCGGTCCTCAACTGCGACTTCAAACCAACTTTTTCTTGCCACACTTTCATTGCCTTATTAGGTCGCACCACACAATTCTCCACATCCAATTCTATGCCTCCCGTCGCCACCTCATACCCGTCGAAGTAAGTGTCGATACAAGAATTACCCGGAAAAGTAACGTCGTACAGATCTTGAATCATCTGCAATTCTCCAACATCTGGTACTCGCACCTCCCGATCGCAAATCTGCATCAACTCAAACTTCGACCCAAACCGTCATTTCACACCTTCCGAATGAAGATGCTTCATCAATTTGTCTTCCATAATATGCTGCAAATCCTGAATATCACAATAGAGGCGATCTTCAATCGCGGTGTAGTAAACCATAGAACGCCTGTGGCGTGTGGTTCCCACAACAATGTAAGGTTCAGATTTCCTGCCCCCTGGATAAATCTCATTTTCAGTAGTCTTCAGCCTCACCAAGATCACATCGTTATAAGTCTTTCCCTGAGCTTCATGAACAGTATTAACATCCCAATGCCCCTTACCCAAAAACTTCTGCACATCCTCTTTCTCTGCTTGCGTAAACGTCAGATACTGACAACCGCCTATCTTTGGAACCGTATAGACCGAAGTCATAGGTTTAGCATCACGCGGGCCAATAGTAGCCAACGACCGAACAGTAGGATTGGCACTGGTCAAAGGATCATTACCATAATATCCCTTCTTCTGCAGTAAGTGCACGACATCCAACGGAGATCGATAAGTAAGCCTTTTCTTTTCCGTTTCATCTACGTGAAGCTGAGAATACTTCAAAGTAATCGACTCTACGCGGTTTATAAAGGGTATTTGTTTCGAATCTCCTTGACAAACAACCCGCCTAGCAGACATCATCTCGGCGCAAAAGTATACCATTCCGGCATGAGCCATAAGCGCCTCGTCGAAGTGAATCACCGAAGTCCTCATCCTTTTTCCCGCATCGTGCATAAGGTAAGAATCAACAGTCCGCACTCTCTCCAATTCTTGAGGAAGACATTTCTTCTCATTCTCAAAACGACTACGCAGATCCAAAGTAGCTTCTTTACCCATGGACAATACCACCTCTCTTTTCAAATTAGCGTGTTCAATAATCCAAGTCGATTTACCACAACCGGGTATACCATCAATCAACGTCACACGACAAGGTTTATTGCGGGAAGCTTTTCCCATGAAACACACCAAATTTTTATAAATCGCCATTTCATTCATAAGGAAGGTAAGGTCATTCAGCAAAAGATAACCGCCCGTCAGACGAGAAAGCGTCGGAAATTCCGACACAAACTTACCATTTTTGTCTCTCTCCCAAGCCAAGGGCAGCAACTTGCAGTTTTTTACGCACTCAGGAAACGGCAGATCGCCGTCCAAAAGAAAATGCACACCGAAAGCATGACCCAAACGAGTAGGGCGTTTTCCATTGAACCAGCTACCTCTTGAACCATTTGACAAATCTATAAAGCACGAATCCTTCGGCGTAGAGCAAGAAGAATGATGATACATATTAGACACAAAATCGCCTATAATATTCATCAGCGTCGATTTATCAGACGTCATCTTGCACTGCAAATACCACACAAACTCTTTTTTCGCTCGCATCTGCCGATTATCAGTTTCCAAGTAAATGGGCTCCGGGGGCAAACGAGTATATGCAACCTGATTAGAAATGAAAGCGGGAAAAAGAGCAGTCGGTGTGTCACTTTCACTACCCGTCAACCGACCGTCTTCTTCTTCTGCCTCCGTTGCCCAAGATTTCTTTCCGACCGGTTGCGCAGTAACTTTCAAATCCTCCGCCTCACTGTCAGACATGATAACAGCCTGAGCTGGTTTTAAGACTTCTTCAACCATTTCTGACATAGGCATCTCCACAGACGCCTCCACAATAGGTAACGAC